GCATGAAAGAATTAAATAATTTTTTGGCACAATTTCCAAGACAATTAAACAATCCAAAAAACTTAACAAGAATATTTAGAGAAAACTCAAAGCCTTTACAAGATAAAATAAAAAGTAATATAGGCGGAATGAAATTTAAAAATAAAAGTACAGGATCAACAATATTAGAAAAGTCAGTTGGCTTTATTACAACAAGAGCCACAAGGCGTTTGGGAGGGGGTTATGTTGGTTTAAGAGCAAAAGGAGCTTTTAGTAATAAAAGTGGGAAAAGCGGTTTTTATGGTGCATGGATAGAAGTTGGTAGAGATGCACAAAGCCCAACATATAAATGGGGACCAGCAAAACCTTTTATAAAACCAGCTTATGATGAAACAAAAAGAATGTTGATGACTAATATGTTAGTTGATGCAAGAAAAGTTATGTTGAAAGAATCAAAAAAATTAGTTAAATTTGGAACACTAGGATATTCATAAAATGCAAATAGGTAAATCAATATATAATATTTTGGCTAATGATAGTGATGTTAGCTCTTTAGTTGCTACTAGGATATTTCCAAACGTAGCTCCTCAAACAACTACATTTCCTTTTATAATTTATGATGTTACTGGTGTTGACCCTAATGACACAAAAGATGGACCATCAACATTAGACACAAATGATGTTATGATTTCTTGTTATAGTGAAACATATTCACAAGCATCTGATTTAGCTCAAAAAATTAGAGTTGCAATGGATAGAATTAATGAAGGAACTTATGGAGGTGAACAAATACAATCAAGTCAATTTCAAAGTTACAATGATATATTTGACGATACTAGCGGTGATGCTGGTATTTACAGAAAGGCTTTAGATTTTGAGATTAGACAAATAAATCCAACAAGTTAAATAAATAAATTATGAAAATAAAATTGAAAAAAAATTGGAGGTATGCTGGTCAAGTAATAATGGCTGGAACTGAAATGGAAATAAAGAATGAAGAAACTATTGCTTTCTTAAAAGATAATGGTTACTTAAAAGAGAAAAAAGAAAAAAAGGCAAAAGAAAAAGTTGCTGAAGAAAATAATTAATTAATATAAAAAATAAAAGAAAATGGCTATTTTAAATGGAACAGAATTAAAAGTTTATAGTGGAAATAGTGGGCAAACTAATCTAATTGCATTTGCTCAAAATTGCACATTAAACATAAATCATTCACCAAGAGAAATTACAAACAAAGAATCTGGTGGATTTAAAGAAGTATTAGAAGGGTTGAGAGATTACTCTTTAGACGTAGATGGAGCTTATGCTTGGACAAATGGAAGTGGGGCTGATATTACTGATGGGGCTGATGACTTAATCGATGCAAATGTATTATTAAATAGACAGCCAGTAACATTTATGTTTGGGGATAATCAAACAACTGATGATAATTATTATACTGGTCAAGGATATATAACATCAATGAGTTTAACTGGTGGAACAGAAGATACTGCAACATATTCATTCAGTATAGAAGGAACAGGTCCTTTATCAAGAACTGAGGTGTAAAACTTAGGTGATTAGCTTAGGCACTGATTTTTGTTTAGTGCCTTTGCTATGACCCTTTTAACTAAACAAAAAAAAATGAATTATACTTTTATAGAAATAGATAATAAAAAATATCCAATTAAATTTGGATTTAATGCTCTGAGAAAATATTCATCAAAAACCAATACAACTTTGCAAGATTTAGATAAACTGGGAAGTGATATGACTTTAGATAATGCATTAAACTTAATTTATTGTGGAATTGAGGATGGTTACAGAGCTGCAAAACAAGAATGTGAAATAAGTATTGATGATTTAGCTGATTTGATTGATAATGATTATGATTCTATTGCAAAAGCTATGGAAATCCTAGCGGATCAAATGGGGGGTGATACTGAAAAAAAGCAAAAAGCCAAGAAGTAAAAGAAAAACTTTCTTGGCGTAAACTTGAGAAAATTGCTTTTGGATATTTAGGGATGGGAGTTGATGAGTTTTATGACTACTTACCTAAACATTTTTGGAATAAGTTAGATGGCTTTTATGAGCTTGAAAACATGAGGGAAAGAGGAAAGTGGGAAAGAACAAGATGGCAAACAACATTGCTTTTGAATATACAAATAGCAAAAGGTAAAAAGTTAAAGCCAACTGATTTGATAGAATTTGAATGGGACAAGAAACAAAAAGAATTAGATTATAAAAAGTTGAAAGAGAAAGCGGAGTATTTTAAAAAATTATCACAACATAAAAGTAAATAAAAAATGGCATTAGGATTAGTTGGTAAGTTGACTGTAATGTTTGGAGCTGATTTTCAAGGCTTTGACAAAGCAATGAAAAAAGCTCAAAAAAGCGTTAGTAGGTTTGGTGCTAAAATGGAGAGAACTGGTCAAACTTTAACTAGAAATGTAACTTTGCCTCTAGCTGGTTTGGGAATTGCAGCGGTTAAAATGGCTAGTGATTTTGAAGAAACTGATTCTAAATTTAAAACAGTTTTCAGTAGTATACAAAAACAAGCTGAAAATACTGCACATACTTTTAAAAATTCTTTTGGTTTATCAAGTAAGGCTGCAAAACAAATGCTTGGTGATACTGGGGATTTATTAGTTGGATTTGGTTTTACAGAAAAAGAAGCTTTAAACTTATCAAAACAAGTAAATGAATTAGCTGTTGATTTGGCATCATTTACAAACTTTTCTGGAGGGGCTGAGGGAGCATCATTAGCATTAACAAAAGCCTTATTAGGTGAAAGAGAATCAATAAAATCATTAGGTATTGCAATAACTGATGCTGATTTAAAAAGTTTTGCAAAAGATCAAGGATTAATATTTAAAGAATTAACAAGAGTTGAAAAAGCTACTTTAACTTATCAACTAGCTGCAAAACAAAGTTCAAAAGCAATAGGTGATTTTGCAAGGACATCTGGAAGTTTTGCAAATCAAACTAGAATTCTAGTAAATCAAATAACAGATTTAGGAATTGAATTAGGTCAACAACTTTTACCAATAGCTCAAAAATTATTAGCATGGAGTAGAAACATGATTAATAGATTTTCTGAGTTAACTCCAGCACAAAAACAAAACGCTTTAGAGTGGGGGGCAATAGCATTTGCATTAGGACCAGTTTTAACAGCTTTTGGGACTTTAATCAGATTAATGCAAAGAAGTTTGATTCCATTTTTATTAAGTACAACTGGTTTGGTGGCAGCTTTAGCATCAGCATTTATTTTATTATTTAATAATTTAGGTCAGGTATCAACAAGAATTGCTAATGAATTTGCCAATGAAAAATTTGCTGGGCTTTTTACAGCATTAGGAGCTGCATTAAATGCAGTAAATTTAGGAGGTGATGTGTTTATTGAATTAGGTGCTAAGATGGCTACTGTTGTAGCTACTGGAAAAGATTTACCAGAAAAAGAGTTCAAATCATTTGGTCAAATAATAAAAGAACTATCTAACAATTTTAAAGAGTTAACTGGTGTTGGTAGTTTATTTGGTGGAATGGGTGGCATGAATTTTGATAATGGAAAAATTCCTTTTTTAAGTGCAGCTAATACTGCTCCTTTAATTGGTCCATTGAATCAAGTCGGAAGTGGTGTTAAAAAGTTAACTGAAAACCAAATAGCTCTTAATGAAGCTACTAAAACTTTTGAGAATGTGTTTTCAAGTGCCATGACTTCAGCCGCATATAGTCAAGAAGGATTTTTTACTTCATTCTTAGAAAACCTAAAAAAAGCTATAAAACAAATGTTAATTCAATTAGCAATAACAACTGCAATAAAATTAATTTTTGGAGGTGGTAAATTAACCTTAAAAGATGCATTGGGACAAGGGTTGAAAGAGGTTTTAAATTTATCTAAAGTTCCAAAATTAAGCTCTGGTGGAATTGTTACTGGTCCAACAATGGCTTTAATTGGTGAAGGTAACGAATCAGAAGCGGTGTTGCCATTGAGTAAATTAAATTCAATGATGAATAGTAATGGCGGAGGTGTGCAAAAAGTTGAGGTGTTTGGAACAATAAGTGGAAATGATATATTTTTAGCAAATCAAAGAGGGAGTATAACAAGATTCAGATCGGTTTAATTTATGGCATACGGGAAAAAATATTTTACAAGTTATAAAAGTTACAATGGCTGGGATTATTATCTAGAAATTTGGGTTGATGGTTACAGTTCTTCTATTACAGAAATTACACTTGGCGAAGGAGGACCAGTTATTTCTTATGATACAGATAAAGAAAATAGATTTAGTCCAATAAATTCTAGTAAGTTAGAGTTGCCTTTTATGGTAACTAATATAGACACTGACAATTTTATTAAAGATATTAAAAATACCTTTAATGAAAGAGATGTTTATGTTCATTTATACAAAGGCACATCATCAGATTATACATCTGAAGCTCCTTTATGGAGTGGATTTGTTTTAATGGATTTAAGTGCTACTCCAGACAAATTTTATCCTTATCCAGTGAAACTAACCGCTGTTGATGGTTTGGCTTTATTGAAAGAAAAAGATTGGGTAAAATATACTTCTTATGATACCCCAGCAAATACTCCTGGTAATTATGACACAAATGATAGATATTATGGTCCAGCAAAATTTACACATTGGCTAAAAGAAATTTTGTTTAAAACTGGAATGTCAACAACTGGTAACATAGCGTGTGGAGGAATAACTCCTCCAAACACTGGTGTCACAGAAGATTATCAAATTGTAACCGCTGTAAATTGGTATAATGCAGCAATGCCAGATACTAATGTATCTTCAGACCCATTAGATTTAACAAAATGTTCAATGTCAATGATGTATAATGTTGATGCTAATGGAAATATTACTCCAGTTAATACTTATAATGTTCTTGAAAATATTTTGAGACACTGGGGGGCTAGAATTACTTATTGGAAACATAAATTTTATATAGTTCAAATTCCAGAATATATTACAGATGAAACTGGAACTGCAACAAATCCAGATAATATAAATTCTAGAACTTACACTTTAAATGCTGGTGTCGTATCAAGCCAAGATAATTTAGGTAGTACATATTGGACCCGTTATCAACTCCCCGTAAATGGAACTTTAGCTGGTGGAATTAGAAAATTAAGTGGCGGCACATTTGATTATATGCCAAAACTAAAACAAGTAACTGCACAATTTATTGACTATGGAAACAGAAATTATTATGGAGGATTTCCTTTTGGTGTTGACCCTAGTCAAACTCCTTATGCACCAAGTTCACTAGTTTTTCAAGATGAAATTGCTCAAATTTCAAATGTTGAAACTCTTAAGCTAAATATTCCTTTAGATGTTGAGCTTAACACAAATGATTTTCAATGGGCTGGAAATACTGCAATGAAAATTTATTTTAATTTTTATTTTACTAATGACTCAACAACTTATTATTTAATATTTGATAAATATAATACTCCACAATATTATTGGTCAACACAACGACCTGAACAGATAACGGCTTCATTTAATAGAGTAAGACCATTTTGGTATTCATTTGTTCAACATACAAGTGCTGTTCAAACATTGGTTGGTTTTGATGAGGATTTAGAATTTAAAGATTCATCTGGCTCTAATTTAAGCCTTACTGGATCTTGGAAATTTTTTTTAGACATTGAACCATGGGGAGCTAATGGTGAAACTACAGCAACTGGTAGTTTATCATCTTCTTTTAGATTGTTTAATGCATTTAGCTTAGGTCCAGGAGGGTCTACTGCAGTAATAAGCCCATTTACATCAGCTGGAGTTAACTATATTTCTTGGACAAATTCTCTTTTAACAAATAGTCAGCCTTTAAATCCAACTGATATTGGATCAACTACTCCTGGTGTTATAACTACTATTAATGGTAATATTACTTTTGACTATACTCCTGGCTTTGTGCAAAATCCATTTCAAGGTCAATTACTTTTTATAAGCAATGTAGTTGGGGCAACTTATGGCTCACAATTATTTGAGATTGATCCTAATGGAGCTGAAGTAGAAACAGAAGATTTGGGACAAATGATATGGGGTGATTCCTTGATGTCAACATCTCAGGGTAGTTTGCAAGTTTGGAATGGCTCTGCATTTCAAAAATCAAGTGCCGCAGGTCAATGGGGTGTCGGCACAATTACTGGGACTGATAGTTTCACAAGAATATTATTACAACAATATTTAAATGGAGCTAAAAAAGTAGTACAATTATTGAATCTTAATTTAGCAATATCAGAAGAGAATAAAGAACAAAATTCCAGACCAATGTATGTTAACCCAATAGGTAGATTAAGACATGTGTCAACAGTGGGTGCAGCTGGCAGTAATATATTTTCATATATGAAAACAGGTTCTTGGAGTTTATTAAAAGATGAAATAAAATATGAAGGTTATCAAATATTATATGATGGTTCTGCAAATACAGTAGTAACAAATAACATTTTAGGGGGTCATGTTTCACAACAAGATGATTCATCACCAGCTGCATTAGTTCAGCCAAATACAACTCAAATTCCAATAATTTCAAATTTGCAAATAATAACTCCAACAAGTAATAATATAGCTGCATATGGAAGTGATGTTATTACAAATGGTAGTTTTACAACTGATGCTAATTGGACCAAAGGAAGTGGCTGGAGTATAGCTAATGATAAAGCAACATTTACAACAACAGGCTCAACAAGTGATTTAAGTCAAAATGCTTTAACATTAAGTCAAAAATTTACAATAACGGCTGATGTAACTATTGAAGCTGGGGGCTTGACAATGAAAGCTGGGTCAAGTGGTGGAACTCATTTAATGTCTGAAACTGGTGTTTATGAATTTCCTTTGCTTTGTACTGGCTCAACATTGATAATTTTTACAGCTTCGGCTGCATTTTCTGGAAGTATAAATAGTGTTAAGGCTTCTGGCCAAAATTCGATAACATCAATACCAATTGAAAGTATTGGAACTGCAATATTTAAAACTAATGATGTATTTAAAATAACAACTGAAGATTTTGTAAGCCCAGAGTTTACTATAACTTCAGACCAAAGTGCAAATGATACAAGCTTAAGTGTTGCTTCTACTAATTTAGATGAAGATATTTTAATTAATTCAGATATAGTTATTGATTCTAAAGATTTAATTGCACAATATCAAAACAAAACAAAAGGAACTGTTGGTGGATTTGACATTACAGCAACAAGTATAGATTCTGGTAGTGTTGCAATTAGTAGTTATATAGATGATGATAGTTTTGGAACTGCAAGTGCTACAAGTTTAGCAACAAGTGAAAGTATTAAAGCTTATGTAGATGGACAATCAACAACAACTCCTAATTTACAGCAAGTCACAGATGTAGGCTCAACAACTACTAATTCAATAATGATTGGAACTGAATTAGAGTTTACTGATACCACAATGAGTATTTATAAAAGTTCTAATGATATGCGTTTTAGAACTAATAATGGTGATAGATTAACTATTAAAAATAACGGGCGGATTGGAATTGGAACGACGTCTGCAAACGCTGCTCTTGATATTCAAGCTGGAACAGCTGATTTTAGATTAACATCTACTGGTCAAAATCGTACTGCTCTTGCTAATACGTCAACAGGTTTTCAAATATCCCAAACTGGTAACAAAGCTATATATTTTGAAACTAATGGCTCTGAACGTATGAGATTAAATTCTACTGGTTTGGCAATAGGAACTACAAGCCCTAGTGAAAAGCTCCACGTTGTTGGTGATGTAAAAATAGAAAATGCAAATCCAGTTATAACATTAACAGATACAACAAATCCAAATTATTGTGAAATTAAAAATATAGATGGTAGTTTACAATTAAGGGCTGATCAAGGCGATGAATTTGGTAACTCTAGAGTTAGATTTTACTTAGATGGAACTGAAAAAATGACTCTTTCAAATACTGAACTAAATCTTCAAGGAAGTTTACAAGTCGGAGTGGATGATACTGGTTATGATGTAACATTTTATGGAGATACAAGTGGAAGATATATGCTTTGGGACGCTAGTGATGATTCTTTACAGCTTGCTGATAACACAGTTTTAAAAATTGGCACTGGTCTTGATTTAAAATTAAAACATGATGGTTCTAATAGTTTTATTGACAATTCAACAGGCAATATAAATATTAGACAATTTACAGATGACGGTGACATTAGAGTTTATAATGATGATGGTAGTGGCGGTACAACAGAATATTTTAGAGTTGATGGAGGGCAAGAAAAAGTATTGTTTTATAAAAACTCAGAACATCAAGATAACGTTAAAGCTGAGTTTGGCAACAGTGGTGATTTACAAATATACCATGATGCTAGTGATAGTTACATGTTGAATAATACAGGCGATTTATACATAAGAAATACCCAAGACGATGGAGACATTATATTTCAGTCAGATGACGGAAGTGGAGGCAACGCTACTTATTTTAAAATAGATGGTACAAATGAATTAGTTACGTTTTCAAAAAATGTTAAAGTTAGTGACAACGTTGTAATTAATGTTGGTACAAATAATGATTTACAATTATCACATAACGGAAGCGATAGCTTTATAAAAACGGGTAACAGTAGCACTGGAGATTTATACATACGTCAACAAACAGCTGACGCTGATATTATTTTTCAAAATGATGATGGTAGTGGAGGTAACGCTACTTATATGACTATTGATGGTAGTCAAGAAACTATAAATTTTGAAAAAACAGTTTTAATTGGAACAACAACAAATACTGGAGCATATAAAATAGATGTTGCTGGTAAGCAAAGAGTACAAGATACTTTAGAACTTGATGATGTTTTAATGTTAAATGCAATTTCAACACCAAGCGACCCAGCAGCGGGAAAATCTGTTATTTACATGGATTCATCTGATGGGGGTATAAAATGTAAAATTAATGTGGGAGGCACAGTTGTAACAAGAACAATTGCCTCTTTTGAATAAATAAATAAAAAAATGATAACATATAAATGGATAATAATTTCAATGGATTGTTTAATAAAAGAAACTGTTGAAGGAATAGAGCTTAAAAATGTGGTTAACATAGTACATTGGAGACGTTCAGCATCTGAAGGAATTAAAGGTGAAGAAAACTATTATTATGCTAATGTTTATGGGTCAATGCGTTTGACATCACCAGACCCTAATGATTTTGTACTTTATGAAAATCTAACTGAAGCTAAAGTTGAGGAATGGTTAAATGAAATGGAGGACCCATCTCTAGCTAAAATAGACGCACAATTAGCTGCAAACATTGAACTGCAAAAGAATCCAGTTGAGGAAACTTTGCCTTTACCATGGGAATCATGAAAAACGAAGTGAAAGATACAATAGAAATTTTGGCTGCAAATGGAACAGCTATTGGTATTAGTTTAACAGAGTGCAATGAAATACTTACTTTTATTTCGTTAATTTTAGCAATTAGTATTTCTTTTTACAAGTTATACTATTGGGCTTTTAAAAAATAAATTATGAATGAAATTTTACAATTGATAGAAGGATATGGATTGCCTTTAGTATTGTTATTGGGGGCTTTGTATGCTTTATATAATTTTTTCTTTTTTAGTATTAGAGAAGTTAAAGATACATTTTCTAAACATCATGAAAAAAATGCTTCAAACATGGAGGAAATAAAAAATAAAATAGATATAATTTTAGAATACATAAGAAAAAAATCATGAGTATATTTAGTAAAATATTTTCTAATGGAGCAACTGAACTTGTGAAAGAAGTTGGTGGTGTAGTTGATAATCTAACAACAACAAAAGAAGAAAAGCTAGAAGCTAAAAGAAAGTTAAAAGAAGTATTGCTTGATTATGAAAATTCAATGCAAAAAGAGGTTACAAGTCGTTGGTTAAGTGATAACAATGGTGGCTTATTGACTAAAAATATTAGACCATTAGCATTAGCATTTCTAACTTTTATGTTTGTTATTATTTCTATATTTAGCGGAAATATTGGTCAATTTCAAATACAAGAGGAGTTTATACCAGTATATCAAACATTATTAATTGTAATATACACAGCTTATTTTGGAGGTAGATCATTTGAAAAAATAAATAATGGAAAAAAATAAACTATATAATCCAGATAAAATAAACACTTTAGAAATGCAATTTGGTAACGTTGCGAGAAGTTTAAAAAAACGTTATGAATATCCAAATCGAATAGATAAAAGAACTAAAAAATATGGAAATCAAAGACATCATAATGGTGTAATGGGAAAATACAATGGCTAAAAAAAGAAAATTAAACAGCACAAATCCTAAGTACAAAAAAGAGGAAAAAACAACACAATATAAAAGAGTATTTTATAAAGAAGTAAGGGGTTGTAAAATTTATATGTTATATGAAATACTTTAAGCTAAGAGAATTTGTTTGTAATTGTGGATGTGGCAAAAGCAAAATAAACAGAACATTTGTCAAAGTATTAGATGCTGCAAGAGGTTACTCAAAAAATGAAGATGGCTCAGACATTCCTTTTATTATTACAAGTGGTTATAGATGTGAGAATCATCCAGAAAGTAAAAAGAATCCAAAAAGTTCACACATAAAAGGTTTAGCAGCTGATATTTTAATAAAAAATAGTCGTGAAAGAGCTGTGATTTTAGCTGCTTTAATGAACGCTGGTTTTAGTAGGTTTGGAATAGGGCATAACTTTATTCATGTAGATTTAGACGAAGAAAAAACTCAAGGTGTAATTTGGACATATTAAATGGAATCTAAATATTTAGTATACAAAGATGAAATAATAAAACATTTTTGGAATGGAAATGGCTACCAAGGCATTGCACAACACTTAATTGACAAATATCATTTAGACGTAAAAAAAACAACATTAAGGCACAGAATAAAGGACATAATACAATATGAGATAGCTGACAAAGATGTTATAGAAGAAAATCTTAAACTGGCTAAAAGAAGTCAAAAACTAACTGACCTTAACAGAATAAAAAACAAATCATTTAGAGAGCATGTAAGACTTGAAAATGCTTTAGTTGAATATAATAAGGCTTTAATTGATATTCTTAAAACAGAGAGCCTTAAAACAACAATAAAACAGCATGAATCTAAAGGCAAACAAGCAATAATTGTACAAATAGCCGATACCCATTTTAATGAGCTTGTTGATCTAAAACATAACAAATATGATTTTGAGGTAGCTTCTAAGAGGTTGCAAAAGTTTGCATATCATATAAAAGAATATGCTAGTTTTTACAATGTAAATGAAATATTTATTGCAATAACTGGTGATTTACTTAACTCAGACAGAAGGCTAGATGAGAAGCTGTCTTTAAGCACAAATAGGGCAAAAAGTTCTTTTTTAGGTGTTCATTTGTTAAAGCATTTTATTTTAGATTTAAATAGCATAGCTAATATTAGTGTTGGATGTGTTTCTGGAAATGAATCTAGAGCTTATGAATTAGGCTGGGTTGATATGGTAGCAACTGATAATTATGATTTTACCATATTTGAAATACTTAGAATGTTATTGCCAGATATTAATTTTATTACATCTGGAGGCTTAGAACTTGTTGTTGAGGTTAATGGACATAATTGCCTTTTAATACATGGTCATCAATTAGGAAACATGCAAAATGATAAGATAGCGAAGGTTATTAGTAAATATGCTAGAAATGGAATAATTCTTGATTTTATGATGTGTGGGCATTTACATGAAACAAAAATAACTGATATGTTTGCTAGATCAAGCTCATTAGTAGGGGCTAATGCTTATAGTGAAAATGCTTTATTATTAAGCTCTAGGGCAGCTCAAAACATATATATTATGAAAGATAATGAAAGACATGATATTAGGATAGATTTACAGCATACAAAAGGATTTAAAGGCTATGCAATAAATAAAGAATTATCAGCTTACAATGCTAAAAGTTTAGATAAAACACATAAAAAACAAACAGTTTTTAAAATTGTTATATAATTTTTATATATTTGGCTGTTTTTTTAAGTTAAAAATATTGTTTTTTAGAATATCTTGTTGGAAGAAGCCTCTTTTTTAGGGGCTTTTTTTTATTTATATATCCCTAGTAAGTTAAAATAAATGTAAAGTTTTTTACAATTTATGCTATTTATGTTAAAAAGATTATGTAATTTAGCAACATTAAACAAATATTAAAATGAAAAAATTAACAAAATTAACAATCACAGAGTGCAGAAAATTTTTGAAAGACAAAAAGAACTTGCAATTTAAAAACCTTTATAATATGATAGAAAGGTATGTAAAAAAATACGATAACTACGAAAGTCAGTATTTAATACAAACTTCAAATGCTCGTAGAAAAAAGGAACGTGAAAAAGAGTTAAAGAATATAATCTATTTTAAATAATATAAAATTATGAAACAGCACATTGTAAAACATAAACAAAACAACAAAGAGTATTTATTAAATACAGTTGAATTAGATAGATTCTTTAAAAAACAAGACATATTAAATTATACTGTAAAAGATAAATTAACAGCTCAAGAAATATTAGGAAACATCATTGCATTTATTACTGTTGCAATCGGATCAGTTGGATTACTAATGTTGGGAGCAATAATGGATAAATTATGACAAAGAAAGAATTAGCTAAAATTTATAAAGATTACAATCTTACAAAAGAAGATATTTATCAAGACCGCAGAGGTTTTGTAATAATAACAAGAAGTGGCATTGAACGTATTCAATTTGATACTAATATAAAAATTGAATTTGATGTCATCAAATGTGAGAAAGACAATGTAGTTATAAAAGCTACAAGCTATTTACAAAATGAAGATAATGACTGGCTAAAGCAAATCGAAACATTTGGAAGTGCAACTGATAAAAATTGCATACAACATTTTAAAGTTGAAATAGCTGAAAAAAGAGCAAAGGCAAGATGCATTGTTCAAACCATTGGTTTTACCAATACCTATTCAGAGGATGAAATAAAACATCAGCCATAATGAATACAAGAGATAAAATAATAACTCATGCATTAAAAATTAGTTGTGAAATATACAATGCTAATCAAAAATTTGTTACATCTAATAACAATAGATATTCCTCAACAATAAAAGCTAAAAGAATGTTTTTATATTATTTATACGAGTATATGGAAATAAAGCATACTGGCATGAAAAAATACATTAAAGACATAAATCATGCTTCTAGTATTCATCATGTAAATAAATTTAAATTTGAAAAAAATCATTATGAAGATTTAAAAAAAGATTTTGATAAATTTATGATAGAAATGAAAAGATTTAACGTGTATGGGGGGGGGTTTTATGAAAAGAGAATGGAAATTAAAAAACTTTTAAAAGAACTTAATAATATTACAAATGAAAAAAATTGATATAACTAAAGATCAAGTTAAAACTCAAAGAGATGCTATAATGTGGCACCTTAAAACATATGGTAAAATAACAAGCTGGGAGGCAATTAAAGAATATGGTGCTACACGGCTTTCTGGTATAATTTTTAAGTTAAAAAATGAAGGTTATAATATAAAAACAAACTTAATAACAAAAGAGAATAGATTTGGAAATACAACAACTATTGCAAATTATGAATATAATGTGCCTAAATTATATGAACAACAACAAATTATTTGGGGATGAAAATATTAAATTTATATGCTTGTCTTGGAGGTAACAGATATAAGTGGAACGAAGTTAAAGAAGATATACAAGTAACAGCTGTTGAGCTTGATCCAGAATGTGCAAGATTATATAAACAAAGATTTCCTAATGATAAAGTAATAGTTGCAGATGCACATCAATTTTTGCTAGATCATTATAAAGAATATGATTTCATTTGGAGTTCACCTCCATGTCCAAGTCACAGTAGAATTAATATAAGTCAATATACTAATGATAATTGGAAACCAAAATATCCTAGCATGTTGCTTTATGAAGAAATTATATTTTTAAATTATTATTATAAAGGTAAATATGTAGTAGAAAATGTTATACCATTTTACGAGCCTTTAATAAAAGCTAATAAAAGAGGTAGGCATTTATATTGGACAAATTTTGTATTACCATATTTTAAAGAAAGAGATGCAAAGATAAGAGAATGGCAACTACCACAATTACAAAAACATCATAATATTGATTTATCTAATTATAAGGGTAATCAAAACAAAAGAAAAATTGCAAGAAATTTAGTTGATTATGAAGCTGGTAAAACAATATTTGAAACAATGTTAGGAATAGTAAAAAAAGAAAATATCAATCAAACTGAATTATTTTAGTGGATATAGTTAGAGTAATAAAAAGCAAAGATTACACTACAATTTGTAATCGTATTTTTAAGGATAGAAGGTTGTCTTTAAAAGCAAAAGGCTTATTAGCTATGTTACTCAGCTTTAGTGATTCTTGGAAATTATCAATTAATGGATTAGATGCTATATTAAAAGAAGGCAAAGCGTCAATAAGAACAACAATGAATGAGCTGATTAAAAATGGATATGTTGAAAGAGAACAAGTTAGGAAAGAAGGTATGTTCATTGGTGTTAATTATATAGTATTTGAATCACCGAAGTGCGATAATCCGACTGCGGTTTTTCCGACTGCGGAAAATCAAACACAAGTAAGTAATAATATAATAAATAATCAATTTAATAAAGATAACAGTAAAAATCAATTTTTTAATGAGGTTATGGCTTTTGAAAATTACTCAAAAGAAATGCTTACTGATTTTTTTGAATATTGGAGTGAGCCAACAAAAAAAGGTGTTTTAAAAAAAGATACAATGAAAACATGGTCAACATCAAGAAGGCTTAAAACATGGGCTAAAAACGAATCTAAATGGGCTTTAAACAGCGTTGGAATAAGTAAAGTAGATAAGCATTTGCAATCACATAATGAGGCAATGCAAATATTAAAACAAATAGAAAATGAAAAACAGAAATATTAATCATGTAGATGACTGGGCAACTCCTGAATATTTTTATGATGAATTAAATAAAGAATTTGATTTTGATTTTGATCCATGTCCATTACAACACGATATAAATAAATGGGACGGATTAAAAATTGAATGGAAAAAAAGAAATTTTGTAAATCCTCCATATTCTAGAAAATTAAAAGAATCTTTTGTAAAAAAAGCAATAGAAGAAAGTAAAAAAGGAAAATTATGTGTTTTACTTTTACCAGTTTCTACATCAACTAAATTATTTCATCATTTTATTTTACCAAACAAAAAAGAAATAAGATTTATATATAAAAGAATAAAATTTAAAGGATTTAATACATTAGGCAAATATGTTACTGATAAAGCTGGAATGCATGATAGTATGATAATAATATTATAAATATGATAAAAAAAATAAGTGAATCTGAATTAACAAAAATGTGTGTTGAATTACTATCAAAAACATATCTTGATCTTGGTCAACATAATATAGATGCAAAAACAAAAGTTTTAATGGCTCAGAGTTTAGCACATGACTTAAAGAAATCATTTCCAACATTATTGTGGCTTGATGTAAAACAAGCGTTTTGGAATGGAGTAAGAAATACTGAGGATTTTAGCATTAATGCAAAAACTTATTATAAATGGCTTAAATTATGGCGTAGCATAATTTGGAACAATGAAGGTGTTGCAGACCACCAAAAAGATAAACGTCTTGCATATAGAAAACAAACTAAATTCTTAACTAATAAATAAAAAATGAGTAAACAAGATGATATTTTAATTGCAGAGGATTGGTGGCTTAAACCTTCTTTGCTGCCTACAAGCGTTTGGAGT